TCCATACTTTAGGCTTTTCAGTTTTAGCCCGAGTTTGACTCGCGCGGGAAGTTTTATTGTTAGTTTTCTTTTCCATATGCTTATACCTCCTTCGCGGCTAATTGTTTCGCATACTCTTCGAGTGGCACACCTAATCGTTTAGAAATAGCTACCTGTGACGGTGTGAGTTTCACAGTTTTTCTGCGTCCTTTTGCTGCCGGACGTTTGGCACTTGCAACAGTCTGAACTGGTTCAGCTGTAGGTTGTTCCACTTTATCAAATTTGTGTGGGAATTCAAGTCTTATTCGTTTATCCACTTCAGAATAATATTCATCTGATTGTGGGTCATACCCTTCTTCCTCTACAAGTTTTCTGTGAATATCAAAAGCAGTATAAGTCATAGCATTATCAGTACCAAACCACTTGTTTTTTGAAGCCCAACCCTCTGCTTTAGGATCTAACTGTACTCCTGCTTGAGCTACCTCTTGAGGTGTAGGTGTTCCTTGAGCTGCCTGATAAAGGTTCTCTTGTGGTTGTGCTTTTCTTCTCTCTTCTTTGACTGCTTGTTGTTCTTTTATAGAATTAAGCTTTGCTTCTTCCATAGCCATAGCTGCTATTTGCTGTTGTGCAGCAATTTGTGCATCTATGTCCTGGCTCTCTACTGCTTGTTTATAAGCTAGCTTTGCAGCGTCCATTCCATTTGAAACTTTGGCCTCTAATTCTTTTGTAAAATTACTTCCAAGAGCATCGTATTGACCTCTCATTTTTTCAGCCTGAGTTTTTATATTTTGTGCATACTGAATAGCTTCTTCTTTTTGTCTTTCAGCTTCTCTCATTTTACGAGTTAGCTTAGCTATTCTTTTTTGTACACCTTCGCTATAATCATCTAATTCTTTTTTCTGTTCGCCAGCTTGAACATTAGGCTGCTCGTCAGATTCCGTAGATGAGTCAGCGGACTGACTATCGTCTTGAGTTTCTTCAACATCAATTTTCTCCTCTTCTAGTGATTGTTCTGGAGCAGTTGCATCAAGATCTATTTCTTGTGCTTGCTCATCGACTTCACCGACGTCGATTTTACTTTCGTTATCTAGCATAGATTATCCTCCTCTATGATTACATTGCGTGAATAAGATCTTTAGGATCTTCTATAGTTCCTAAAATCTCATCATCGTTTAACATTCTTATCTCACCACCATCAATTTCCATTCGTGATCCTGCATATCTTGCAAAGATCACCCAATCTTTTGGTTTACACCATGCACCTGTTGGATATCTCTCTTCGTCTTTGTAACAAAGAGGCCCCATCTTTAAAACATAACCAACTTGTACAGCTGCTCGTGCTCTATCCAATGTTTCTTGTGCTATAATAATTCCGCCTTCACTTTTTTCTTTAACTCTAAAAGGCATAACTAAAATACGCCAACCCGTAGGGTTAGGTAATTTTTCTAAATTTGTAGATGTGGTTTCTTTTTCTGCTTCGTTTGCTGCTATCTTTTTTGCATCATCTTCAGCTTTGTATTTACTTTCTAATGCGTGTGACGTTGTTCGGGTCATCTGGTTTTGGCTCCTTTGGTTCTAGCAGGTTAGAGAGTTCCTGATTAATTGCATCCACTGCGTGGATTTTCCCCACAATATATTTATAATCTTCTAAACTGTCAACCCCTCCGTTTGCGAGAGTTTGGACTAGGGCGTCCATCTGGCTTTGCATGCTCCTTTTCAGTTTGTAGATTACGTTTATCGGTTCGATAACTTCTGACATATTTTTTCTCCTTGTCTCCTAATCTTCTCCAAAACTCGTCAAGAGGATTTTCTTTCTTCAATGACTATTTGCCTTTAAATTTGTTTAGTGTTGTAACACCAAACGATCCACCCACTATTGTGAGTATGATGATCCAAAAATAATCATTTGCTCCTTTCAATATTTCCCAGCCTGCTGACATCCATGGTTGTGTCCAAGGTGTAAAATGGGCCAAAATAATGAGGCTCCAGAAAACGACCAAATACTCGTCCTTCCATGAGTTAGCAGTTTGTCTCACCTGTTCCATCTGAACCCCTATCTTTGCTACATCCACCTTTGCGGCCGCCTCTATCTCCTTTGCTTTGATAATTTTATCCTTCTCAAGTTTGTGAGAAATTGCGCCGACGGTCTTTTCGGTTATGAGTTTCGTAACGGGATTATTTAATAATCCTCCCCCAAGACCTAAAAGTGGTTTGATAAGTAGCAGTGGATTCATTATTTGTTGATGATTACCGATGCAATAACAATTACAATGCCTACAGCAATTATAATTTTTGTTTTCTTACTGGTTCCGTCCCACCATTCTTGGACTTTCCATTTTATTTCGTCGATCATGATGACCTCCTTTTTTTCTTTTTTACACCAGCTTCGCTGAGAGCGATAGCTATGGCTTGCTTTCTATTTTTAACCTTTTTATTAGATTTGCCAATGTTTAATTTTTTATTTTTAAACTCACGCATTACCTTGCTGATTTTCTTTTCTTTTTTAGAAACAGTCTTACCTGTTTGTGAACGTGATATTGCCATTACTGCTTATATCCAAACATACTTCCAATACCAGGAATTTTACTTATCGGACCTGTAACACTCAATTGCTGAGCTCCAAAAGGATCAACGGTTACTGAAAAATCACCTACATCAAATGTACCCATACCTAGTGGGTTCGAGCCAAAACCAAAAGAATCTTCTTCATCCATCATCATACCCATTTTCATAGCAGTACCGAATTGATCTGCTGGCGTCGGATCTACTGATGGCGTAGGAGTAGCTGTTCCAAATAAATTACCTAAATTACCTATGTTTGGAATACCCTGGATTAAAGACCCTAATGGTTTTTTATCGTTGCCGGTGTCATCGTTTCCACCGGTTGTGTTTTTAGTAGTATCTTTTTCTTTCTTTTTACTTTTTCCAAAATCTGATTTTGAAGCGTCCATTCCACCACCTTTTAAATGAACTCTACCGCCGTCTGCTTTGAATAAATCACGATAAGGATTATCTGCATCATACATAGGTGAATCCATTAGAACAGGATTACCATAAATATTTATATCACCTTCTTGTAAATCATAAGTGTCTCTGTGTTTATCAAATCCGTAACCACCATATACTTGATCTTGTGCTGGGCCTTTGTAGAATTCATCTATTTCTCCGTCTGTCATTTTTTCAGCAGCAGACCCTATAAGATTATTCATTGTAAAAATTCCTCCTGAAAGAAGCATATCAGCGGCTGTTCCAATAAGATCTAAAGTACTGCCGCTTTGAAACTCATCGCCAAATACTCTTTGATTGCCTTCATCATCTGTATATTCTCCAGCTTGACTTTGATCTATATCAGGATTACTTCCTCTATTCGGATCTCCTATTGGTGGTATTCCTTCATCATCTTCTTCTGTTTCTAAAGCTTGTCTTGCTATTTCATTCAATCTTTCTACTTCAGAAGCCTCTCTATTTTGCACGCCTTTTAATCCAGCAAGGATTCCCGCTATGCCCATTGGTACTATAAAATCTGATTCTCTCATGGCCTAAATCCAAAACTATTTGTTGTAGGATCAAATTTAAATGACCCAGTGTTTGACAATACTTGATTAGCGTTTACTACATCATCTTCTTCTGTTTCTGCTGTGTCATCGTCTATATCCATTGTAACTTGCTCCAAAGGTAATATTGTTTTTGGTCTGTTGTCTCCTCGTAAATCTCTTGGATCCATTGGAGCAGCTGGTCCAAATAAATTACCTACGCCGTCAAACAAATTACCAAGAGAAAATTCACCTTCTTCGTTTGAAAAATAATCTTTGGTGTTAGAAAAATCTGTTTGTAAAGACTTACCTATGTTGCCAAAAAAATTATTTGACTCATCATCATCACCATAAGTTCCTGCTATGTTTCCCATAAGAAAACCACCTACTGGTCCAAACAGTGCAGTACCAATAACTGTTCCAAGTAATCCTTGAGGACTGAATTTAGCTTTTACAGATTGTTTTATGCTATCCATAAAACTTGTTTTCTCAGCGCCATCTTTATCTGTGTCATCGCTTGGTTGACCAGCACCTATATTTGGACTTACACCAAGACCATAATTACTACCAACATTATTACCATAATTAACAGTTGAGCCGTCTCCTTGTATGCCCGTGTTACCCGATGTGACCATACCGCCACCACCAGTGACCATACCGCCACCACCTGTTACAAAACCACCAACTCCTTCAGCTCTTGCTTGAGCAGCGCCTGCTCTGGTTGCTCTGCTTCCTGCTTCGGCTGCACTGGCTGCAGCACCACTCATTCCTGTTCCTGGATCGTTAAAGTTTGGAATACCTCCTGGTCCAGGATTAGGTGGGTTACTACCATGTAAATCTAAATCAGCTAATAAGTTTGCCTCATCAGGTGTTATGTAAGCTAGCTGTACTTTATGATCACCAGCACCATAAAATTTTGGTATTGGTTTTTTTAATAAGTTTTTTGTAATTCCAAAAGTTCTTTGTTGTTGTTTGTTCATCACTGACCCTCAACAACAGTTGCTTTCATTTGTTTTATACCATCTTTAGCAAGTGATACACTTGCTCTTAATTTAGCGTGCTCGTCATTTTGTTCTAGCTTGTCTTCTGCTAGTTCTTTGTTCTGCATCATACGCATCATGTCCATGTTTGTTTTGTTCATGCCCTCTTCTTCTTTTCTTTGTTCTTCACGAGCTTTCAAATCAATCTCTCTATCTTTTAATTTTAGTAATGGATCGTTTTCAATTTGATTTAACACTTGTCTTTCAGCTTTTGCATAGTCTTCCATGAACTCTGCTATCAAACCTGCTCTTCTTGCCTCCATTATTACGTTTAGTTGCTGCATATCCTCTTGCATTTTCATTAATTGAGGATTTTGTTGTGCTTGAGGGCCTAATTGTTGAGCTAACATAGCCATTTGTTGCTGCATTTGTTTTGTTTTTGCAATTTCTTCGGCAAATTCCATCTCAACTTGCTCTCCAGCCATCAAATTTATGTGTTCAATGCAGTTTTGTTGTAAAAGTCCAAGTGCTTTTGGGTTATTTCTCACCATTGTAGTACCCATAAACTGTAAATGTGCTTTCATGTGTGATTGATGGTCTTGTTTTGGAAACGCTTGTATCTTTTTACCGTTCAATGCCAAAATATTTTCACTTGCAGGGTCTAATGGTTGTGGTTGTGGCGGTGGTGGTAGTAAAACGTCAATGTTTTTTACACCCAATGCTTCGTACATGTTTCTATAAGCTTCGTATAGGTTGTGCATTCCAGGATTTGACATCGCCATTTGTAATTCTGTTTGTGCCAAACTAATTCTTTGCGTTTGTGAAAAAATATTTGGGTCCGCAACAGGTATAATGTCTACCCTGTCGTCAAAGTCAGCTGCAAAAACTTCTCTTTGTCCGCCCACAATGTCGTATGGGTATTGTGGTGGTAAATAAATTGCAAAGTTAGTAGCCAATAACATAAACTCATTCTTCATAGCTGCATAAAGTCGTTTGTGTATTGCTGACATAACCCGCGATCCACGCTCCAATAACGCCATAGTCGTGCCTACCGCTGCGCTTTGATTGCCGTCACCTACTTGCATATCAGCTATACTAGCAAAACGTTGTCCTGCTTGTACTACCACGCCCATTAATTGTAGGAGCGTGCCGCTTGGTTCTTTGAAAGGCAACGTCATAAACGCATCTTTTAAATTTCCACCAGGTGCATCAACATCACGGAACTCGCCCGGCTGCAACGGTTGAGCTTCGTCTCTGACTCTGATGCCTCTTTGCTTGAATCCGGCTGGTAAATTTGACAAGGTGCCGGCGTCTAGTAATTGTCTAAGTGCTGCAGTTGCAGTTCTAGACAATCCGCCGATCATGTGGATTAAGCCGAACCCATAAAATCCGAGTCCTGGTAAAAACTTAAAGTGAACAAAGTATTCTTTTTTCTTTTTCAATGTATCTTGTGGACCGTAGTTTCTTCTAATAGCTAAAACATCACCACTGTCCTCGTGAAGAGTTACAATGTAAGGTAATTTTATTCCTGTCTCTTCTCCTGTTTCGCTTCTGTCTTCAAAGCCTTCAATATCTAATTCACAATGACACTCTAAAAGAGTATGCATTTCATTACCGTTTGTTTTTTCTACGCCGTCTATCTCTTCTTTTTTGTCTGTGATGTCGTTGCTTTCATATCCTGGTTCATCTATTTCAATGTCTCTATAGAAACCTGATACTTGTTGTTTACGTAAATCATTTGCTGTCATTTTTATGACGTGAATAATAGTGTCTGTATCCTCTAGTGAAGTTGCATTGTAACTAACGTATAAATCTTCTGCAGGTACAAACTTAGAAACTGTACGACCTACTACAGAATCAAAATAAACTTTTTTAAAAGTTGATCCTGCAAGAGGTAAATTAAATAACATCTGATCAAACTCTGGCTCATACTCTTTCATGTTTACCATCAGTTGATAATTCATATAATCTTTTACACGCTGTGCTTGATCTTCTCTGGCCTTGTCTATCACGCCAACGATTTGCGTTCTGACTGGCCCAGATGCTGGTAATAATTCTTTGTATGCTAATGCTTGAAACTGTGTAACAGCTTCAGCCAATACTGGGTGTGTTGCACCGCTTGCTCCGTTAAATGGTTCTGATCTGTTTTCGTATTTAAAACCAAGTAGGTCTAAACCTTTTGTGTAAGAGTCAGACCAATCTTTTCTAGATGATTTAAAGTCATCATAGTTTTCTTTAAGATCATCAAAAATATTATTTAAAATATCGTCGTCTAAATATTCTGCTAAGTTTGCTTCGTGACTTTCTCCACCTACTCCTGCAATTTGGTTTGGATCTAAATCTATTTCAGCTCCGCCGTCCTCGGTCATCTGAACATCCATTTCCATCGCTGCAAGTTCTTCTGCCGGAGTTTGAACTTCGACAGTTGGATCAATCACCTGAATTTCTTTTGTTAGGTCTTGTGGTTTGTCTATTGCCATTAATAGTACGTCCTTTGTTGTTGTGGCAATGCTTCATCCTCATAATCGTCTGGATGATCTACGAAACCACCTTGTCTAAATCTCATTACGGCTTGAGTCATGCTATCCACTAAGTCATCGTTTTCACCAAGTGGGAATGCAGCGCACTCCTCTATAACCTCTTCAGCAAACTTTGTATCTGGTGCCCAGATTTGCCCCGCTTCAAAAAGAGGTGCAACAGAGTTCACTCTAGTATGTTTATCATTTCCACGGCTAGGTGTAAAGTTAATAACTGGTATACCCAGTTTACGCATTTCATAGGTTAGAGGCAATCCTGATGCCTTACCCTCAATAATTACAGACTCAGGTTTCCAGTAATCGTACTGTTCTTTAGCCACTCTTCGTAGTTCGGGGAACTCGTATCTATCTTTTATTGAGTCAACTAGTATAAGCGCCGGTCCACTGTCCTCGCTTGGTTGGAAAACTCCCCATGTTGTAATGGCGCTGTAGTCAGCTGTTTCCTTCTTCATAAACGCGGTGTCATAAGATTGGA